GCGGACATGTGCAGAAGCTTGCCCTTGAGCGCCTTGATCTTGGTGTCGATCGCGGCCGTCTTCTTCGACGCCTCATCCTTCACGTTGACGGTCGGCGTCACCTGGTCGGGGATGCCCTGCAACGCCTGAACGAAAGCGTTCGTGTCGTCCATCGCCTTGGCGAGCCCGGCCCCGAAGTTCTCCATGTCTTTGTTGCCGAACGCCATACCGAGGCCCTGAATGAGCAGCGCGAGCGGCTTGGACATGGAGACGAACCCGTTCACGGCCAGCTTGATGCCCGGCAACAGAACGTTGTTCCACACCCACTTGAAGATGTTGCCCAGCGATGTGAACATGCCCTCGTTGTTGTGCACCCACTCGGCCATGTGCTGGAAGGCGGGCACCATCACCGAGTTAATCATCTCGGCACCCTGCGTCATGAGCGGCAACAGGTTGGCCCCGAGGGTCACCTGAAGCCCCTGCATGGCGGCATCCCAGTCGCGCTGGGCTTGCTTGCTCTTCTTCAGCGCGTCGAGCTGCTTGTCGCTGAGGGTGTTGCCGAACTTGTCGGACTTGTCAGCCAGCTCCTTCATGCCGGCCGCGCCCTTGTTCAGGAACGGCAGTAGGTCGGTGCCGGACTTGCCGAACAGCTTCATGGCGAGCGCGGTTTTCTTCGCGCCGTCCGGCATGGAGGCGAAGCGGTCGGCCAGCTTCGGCATCAGCTTCGACATGGGTAGGACTTTGCCCTGAGCATCGGTGAACCCGGTGCCGAGAAGCTTCGTCATGGCCGCGGCCTTCTTGCCGCCGTCCGCCGCGTTAGTCAGATTCTTTGCCAGAATCTGCATGCCCTTGGTGCCCTTTTCGGCATCCACCCCGGTCTGCTTGAAGCTGAACGCCAGCCGGGAGGCATCCTCGGTGGTCAGGCCGGTGACCCGCTTGAGCTTCGAGACCTCGCCGGCCACCTTCTTGAACGTGTCGATGGAGTCGGCCCCGAACTTCACCGCGATGGCAGCACCCGCAGCCACGGCAGCCACGCCGACCCCGGCGACCGCGAGACCTGCCGTCTTGGCGATGCCGCCCATGCCGCCCAGGTCGGCAACAGCACCCTTCATCGATGCCCGCAGCCCCTGGCCGCCCTTCATCGCGTCGCGGAAGTGCAGCCCCATCTGCTTGAACTTGCCGCCCTGCTTGGCGACCCCCTGCATGTCCGACGACACGCCCCGCAGCGCCGACGAGGCCGACTTGGCGTCACCGATCAGGAGCAGCTTGATGGTCTTGGTAATGTCAGCCACGGCCGCCCCCCTCGATCCACTCGTCGACGATCTGGCACATGTGCTGGAACAGCCACCAGGGCACGTCCAGAACGGCTTCGTAGGTGTAGCCGCCGAACAGCTGGCAGATACGGGCCGCGTACCGCTCGAGCAGCACCATCACCGGATCGCTGGCGGACTCGCGCCGGTCGGCCGCGGACGGCGGCCGCGCGACTACAAGCCCGCCGGCTCTTTTCCCTCGGACTCGATGAAGTCGGGAATCTCTTCGAACTCGATCACGTCGACCGGGGGCAGGTCGAGAACCTCACCCAGGGCGATGCGACCCCCGCCCAGGTTGACCGCTGCCCAGACCGTCACCGCCTGCATCATGCTGAACGCGGGATGGTCAGCCTGCCAGGCGGCATACTCGGCAGCCTGCTCGCGGGTCGGCTCCTGTGCGGACAGGTCCACATCGATGCCGGCCGGGAGTCCGAGCACCTCGACCATCTTGTCCTTCGCCTCGGCCTGGAACCGCTCGACGGCGGCGACGGCCGCCGACCAGCGGCGGACGCCGTAGAAGTCAATCCCGTCCAGCTTCAACGCCATCAACTCGGAGTCGAACCGGATGCCGAGACGCAACGGCACGTCGTAGATGGACTTTGCCGGGTAGTCGGCCCACTCCTCCGGCATCCCGCTGACCGGGTGCCGTTTGGTGATGATGCGGATCACAACACGCTCCTCACATGCTTGACCACCGTGTCGGACGCCTGCCGAGCCAGGTCGGCCGCGTCCTTCTCGAATGACTTGCCCGCTTCGCCGGCGGGCACAGTCTGCGACTGCCACGGCGCACGCCCGTACACCGGGTGACGGATGGTGCCCTTCTCGAACTGGCTCATGAAGATGCCGGGAGCGGCCAGATTTGCCGTAACACCCTTGCCGCCTGCCGTCACCGACACGCGGCCACGGGAAGCGATCAGCGCCGACAGGCCGCCCCTGTTCGGCATGGCCGCCGACAAGGCGTTCAGTGCCCGATCGCCGGCTGGCTTCACCAGGGCGCGCATGTCCTTGCGGAAAGCCTTGGTGATCGCCCGGTCGGCTTCGAGAAGCCGCTTCGCCTCGGTGCGGTAGACCTCGGTGCGCGCTTCGAGCGTCACAGCGTCGTGTCTGAGGTCCGCTGCACGAGTTGCAGCTGGGTCGAGTTGGTGGACGAGATCATCACGTCACCGGTGACCGAGATGGTGGGAAGGGTGCCGTCCATATTCGGCTCAGGGTCTTCCTTCACCAGCACGGTCGGCATGTCGATCTGGAACGTCTCGAAGCCGGTCGACAAGGCAGTGGGGGTGACGAACTGCAACAGGATCGGGAACGCGGTCAAGGTGCGGTGATTGTCCCGCAGCGTGGACGACAGGAAGTCGAACTCGCCGGTGAACTGCACGTCACGCAGCTGCGCGTAGGGCTGCGACTTGATGCCGAGCCCGTTGCCCCGGTAGTCCTCCGTGTCGGTCGCCACGGTCGCCTTCACCGAGAACGACCTGAGTCCATCCAGGGTGGTGGTGCAGGAGGCGAGCGCCGTGGTGGTGGCCGCCGTCCGAGTGCCGGTCATGGCGGTGAAGCCCTTCCATCCGAACCGGCGCGGATACGACACGGTTGGGGTCGCCTTCGCCACCACGGTCGAGTAGGAAGCGAAGTCGGTATCGATGGTGACCTTCAGCAGCCCCGTCTTGTCCATGCTGATCTCGAAACCGGTGGCGGTCACCCCGCCGAACGTGTCGATCATCTCGGTGCCCGTTACCAGTTCACGCACCAGTTGCACCGACCGGGACGGCAGGGCACCTGTGCCGAAGCTGTGCACCGACTGGTAGGTGGTGCCGCTGACCAGGGTGTGCGTCGAATTGCCGCCCATCGCCCACCGGAACAGCTTCCCCATCGTCTTCGACAGCACCTCGTAGGGCAGCTGACCTGCGCCGCCCTCAGCGGTGCGGTACCGGTTGTCAGCCAGTAGGCCGGTGCCGGGCATGATCGACTCGGCATCGACGTTGACCGGGGCGTTCTTCATGCTCGCCGTGCCCAGCAGCGGATGCCAGTCCGAGGTCGTGACCAGGGCGTTGTAGGTCGACTCGTCGGCGCTCATCCCCTGAGCGCTGCGGTAGTTGGTCACTGTGCAGCCTCCTCGGCGACGGTCGGCTCATCGGCCGGCAGGACAGGGGTGATTTCCGCCTGAGCGGCGGCCAGCATGGCGATCTGGGCGGCCTGAGCTCCCTCAGCGGCCTTCGCTGCAGCCTTGTCGCCCGGCTCCCAGTACTCGGGCATGACGAGCAGCGCCAGGGCCACGTCGTCAGGCAGGTCTGCCACCTCACCGGCGGCAACCCTGACCCCGGCGGCGGGCACGTACTGGTCGCCGTAGGGGTGAACATTCTTGACTTTCACGGGTGCCTCCTAGATGCGGGCGCGGTAGTCGATGGAGAAGCGGATGACGCAGTTCTGGCCGGAGTCGTCTAGCCATTGATTCCAGGCGTCGATGCTGGACAGGGACATGTCCCACGCCTCATCCGGTGCGCCGATGGAGGTGACCGCCAGGGAACGCACCCAGTCGAGAACGTCGTTGACGATGGCCTCAGCGCGGGCCATGGCGGCCAGGGCGGACTTGTCGCCGACTGAGCCGTCAAGTACCCACGCGGCGCACGCCACGGAGCCCTGCTCGTCGATGCCAGACGGCCACGAGGCGGCCGCCCACTCGCCCGTCGCGCTCCCGGCATTCGTCGGGTTGGCCGGGTTGGCCAGATCGTCGCAGCCGATGTATAGGTGGTCGCCGGACTCCACCGAGTTCGGCACGCCCATGCGCACCGTCACCTCGGACAGTCGGGCCGTTTCGGCGGCGTGGATGGCGCGGGCCACGTCGAACAGGCAGAAGCCGCGAGGGGTGCCGAGAGTCATGCGAAGCCTTCCGGTGTGAGCAGGTGGCCACTCATCATCTCCATGGCCTGATTCGGCACCAGGAAGCCGACCGGCACCGGGTCGGCAGGGTTGCGGGCCAGCCGGGAGCGGACGAACTGGGCGGCGATGATGAGTGTCGCCGAAGTGGCCCACGCGGGGGCGTCGCCGGTCAGCGGGTCGAAGCAGCCCGCCGCGTAGGTGAGCGTCAGGCGGCCGGTGTAGCAGGTGCCGGCCTTGTTGCGCATCAACTGCCCGTCGATCACCCAATCGGCGGTGGTGAGCGTCGTGCCCGACTCGGTGGCGATGGCGGTGAGCGCGGTGGCGCGGTACTTGGTGACCAGCTGGTCGCCACGAATGGTGACGGTTTCGGTCACGGTCGTGTTGGCGATCGGGCCACACAGCTCCTCGACCTTGCCGCAGGCGACGTCGACCGCGAGCGCGATCATGGCCTCGTCGTCGGCGTTGGTGTTCTTGACGAAGCTCCGCAGTGCGGACGGATCAAGCCAGGCCATGGGTCAGGCCTTGCGGGTCCGGGGCTTGCGAGGGTTCGTGGTCTGCACGGTGGCCGTCTCGGCGGTCTGCACGGTGGCGGTCTCGACCGGGGCCACATCTGCCACGGCGCGGACCAGGCCAGCGTTCAACATGTCCACCGCCTCGGCGTCGGGCAACTCGATGGTCTCGCCGCGGCTGGGCCAGTCGACCCCATCACGGGTGCCGCTGATCTTCACAACCATTTCGACCTTCATGCACTCGTCCTTTCGTTCAGGTTGGGTATGGGTGAGGGGTGGCGGGACTCGGCCCGCCACCCCTCACTTGTTCCTCGGATCAGCTCGCGCCGCCGGCGTAGTACTTCACCGCGCCGGTCTGGTCGAGCAGCACGCCATCGGCCCGCAGGATGCACCGGAAGGTGATCTGGTCGGAGCCGAACGCGAAGTCCGTCGAACGCTCGAACCGCATGCCGCCCGCCACGCGCACGTAGTAGGCGGAAAGATCACCAAAGGCGACCGACTTGGCGCTGACCGCAGTCGAAGCCACGTACGGGTCGGTGATGAGCGGCTTGCCCAGAATCGAATCGGGAGCGCCCGACAGGCCGGGGGTCCAGATGTACTGGTTGGTCGTGTCCTTCAGCTTGCGGACGGCCGCTACGGTCGAGTCCTTCATGACCCATGCCGCCTTCGACGACGCCCGGTAGGGGGCGATCACCGAGTAGTACAGGTCGATCAGGTTGTCCGCGGTCGGAACGCCAGCCACGCCGGTGCCGCCAGTGACGCCCAGCGACGCACCGGTGATGAGGCCGGCGGGCTGGCTCGAACCGGTGCCGGTCATCAGGTGCGCGCCCAGGGTGTTGCCCACGGCGCGACCCGCCTGCATGGCGAGGTAGCCCTCCAGGTCGACGCCCGTGTCGTCGAGCAGTTCGGTCGGGGCCTGGAAGGCGACGGCGTACTTGTAGCTCGACAGGGTGCGGCTGGTGAACGCCGGATCCGATTCGGTGATGGTCGTGTTCTCTGCGATCAGCGCCGCCGAAGAATGCGCGGTGGTCGTCGGGAACACGATCGGGTTGCCGCCGTCCGTGGTGATGACCGTCACGTAGTTCATCAACTGCGCGGTCTCGATCAGGTGCGCCCACAGTTGCCCGTAGAAGCCGGTCGGGACGGTCGCGCCGCCCGAAGAGGCGGTGCCCTTGGTCAGGTCGCGCAGTTCAGCGGCGGACATGTTGAAGCCCCGAGACTCGCCGCTGGCGAGCTTGCGGAACTCCGATGCCACATCGTCACCCTCGCGCCCGTCCGGCCGCTCTTCCTTGCGAGAGGCGATCGTCTCGAACGCGGCGCGCATGTCCTCGTCGGCCTTGGCACGCTCGGCCAGCATGGTGACCTGGCTGCCCAGGGCGTCCATGTCCTCGTTCATCTTCCGGAACGAATCGGCCTCTTCGGCGGTCAGTTCGCGGCCTTCCTTCTCGGCCGCGTCGAGCAGCGCCTTGCCCTGCTCCCAGATGTTCGCCCGCTTCTCCTGAAGCTTGGCAATGAAGTCGCTCATGATGATGGTTTCCTCTCGTTGGTCGGGCGACTGATGTTGTTTCGAGGTGGGTTTCGCCCGGCCTCAGAACGGGCGGCGGCTGTGCCACGCGCCCAGTTGCCGCATCAGCCCCACCGGCGCAGCGTGAGTTTCGCTCGGCGCTACATCGGGGATCAGCTGACCGCCACGCAGAACCTCCGCGAGACGGCCCGACTCGGCAGCGGCATGCACCGAATCGAAGTCAAGGTGACGGGCATCAGCCAGCGACCGGAGCCCGCTGGTGGTGTCCAGGTAGGCGGGCGTCACGACCGGGGCCACGTCCACCAGTTGAATGTTCGTCAAGGTGCGCAGCGGGAACCCCTGATCGGTGAAGCTCCACTCGTCCGCGATAGTGCGGAACGCGAACGACGAATACCGAACGTCGCCACGCCCGGCCAGCACTATCAGGTCGCGGGCGTAGCTGGTGTCAGGCATGTCAACCTCGTAGTCGAGGCCTTCCTCATCGTTCGCCAGGCGCAGCGTGCCGGCCGACGTGCGGCCCAGCAGGTAGCGGTCGTCGTGCTGGTAGCGGCACACCACATCGCCGCCGTCGCGCAGCGTCTTGGTGAGCGCACCGTGGGCGATCTGCTCCACGAACCCGCCCAGGTTCTGGCTGAGCTTCATGTAGCGCAAGGCGTAACCGCCCAGCTTCACCCCGTCGCCGTCCTGCCGGATTGCGACAGGTGTCGGGAGGTAACGAGTCTCAACGTCCCTCATCGGCGGTTCCCTTCTGGATGAGCGCCAACGGCGCGTAGGACTGGCCCTGACCGTTCGGCAACGGCGGCTGATCGTCCAGGGCAAGTAGCTCGTCGACGTTGTGCATGCCGATTTCGCGGTACGCCCGATACAGTGCGATCCGCGTATTGGTGTCGATCCGCACCACGGCGTCGGCGTTGAACTTCAGGTACTGCGGTCGCGGCATCAGGCGACGGCTGAGAGGTTCCTCGATCTTCGCCAACCAGGGCTGAATGGTGTCGGTGAGGAACCGCAGCTGATTGCCCTCCACCGTGGCATAGGTGAGGCTGTCGCCCACGTTCCCGCCGATCCGTTGCGGCGCAATGTTGTAGATGGCCGCTATCTGCGTCGCGTTGGCTTTGATGCTCTCGAGGAACGCCAGGTCGCCCGCCGGGAGCGACAGAACGTCGAACTTCCAGTCCGACCCATACACGAACGGTTTACCGTTCTGGATGCGCGCCAGCGCCCGGTCTGCGAGAACCTCAGCGGTCTTTTGATCGAGCGTCTGCTTGGTGTTCTGCAAGGTCGAGCCGGGAACGGCGCGGGATTTCGACCACGCCCGATTCGCCCGCTGCGCCTCACGGGCGGCACTGAACGTCTCCGCGAAATGCCGGACCGGGGACACGCCCAGCGCCTGACCCGGTACCGCCATCGACGGAATGTAGAGCAGTTCGCGGTCGCTGATCGGCTTCCCGTCCAGCCAGTACCGCGGTGAACCGCCGACCATTTCGCCCGTGAGTCGGGACGGATTCACCCACGTGCAGCCGGTCGGCCAGCCCGTGTCGAAACCGGACAGCACGCCCACCGCGCCGTGATTGGTGAGTAGCGACGTGACCAGCCGCTGCATCCAGTCGAACCGGAACGAACCGTCCGCCGGCGAGTCGATGGCCCTGCACAGCGGAACCGCTGCCTTGACCCCGTTGCGGTCGCTGTACTGGTGAACCGGCAACGAAGCGATCGCCTCAGAAATGATCTTGATCGCGGCATAGGCAGGCACCACGTAGAGCGCAGACTGAGCACCCATCGGTGTCATGTC